CAAAATTCCAAGTATTAATACTGAAATATGAATTCATCGCCGTCAATGTCGCACTACGTATTACGCTATCACTTGCGCTTGTTGTTGATGCTTTAATTACTTTAATCGTTGCTCTCAATGCTGGCGCAGCCTTGGGACCAAAGAGTGGTTTAAATACCACGCTATTTAAAATAACACTATCACTAATCATTTTATAATCCTGCAATTTACCATATGCTTGATTCAATTCATTTATAGATGGCTTATTTGGCTCTGGTATTGTGTTAGTTGAATCTTGTATCCAATATTGATATTCAGTAAAATATGATTGTGTTACTACATATAAATCAATTATATTAGTTGTTGCTGGATCAATTCTAGTTGTGTTATTTGAATTATGTTTATATTGAAATGCTAGTCCTTGGCGACCCGGTTTCATACTATACTGCGGTTGTTCAAACAATACATAATACGGGGTCGTTACTGTATTGTCTTGTTTACTTGTATAGAACTTGTTTTCAGAATACGCATAGAATAGTTGTCCCTGTACATACTCATACTTTACCACTTCTATTTGTGATTGTGTTGCATATTGATATGACACGTCAGATGAAGGTATAATTTGATATCTAGATAAATTAACAGCATCTTCTACTAATTCAAAAAATACATAAATGCCAACGTTGACATTACCCGTAGTATATCCAGTAACCTGATTAAAAAAATCCGGATCAGAAATAATAGTACGATCATTTACATCTATACTCGCAACTTCAACTTCATAATCATTTACGTATCCGTCGGACGAGACTGTTTGTCCTATAATACTAGCAATAGTGTTCATTGCTAATGGATAATTTGACCCCGGTTGAGTGTTAGTTGCTAATACACTTACAAAATCTTGTAATATCTTACCAGAAAACGGATCATATACTAATTTATTAGTTTCATATGAGAATCTAGTATCAGCTACACTACCAAAGTAATATGCAAGTGAGCGATATGATACTGAATATCTATTTCCACCCAGGCTTAACAAGTTCACAAAATAATCACTGGCATTATACGTAGAAATACTCCATCGATCTTGAGCAATAGTTAATGAGTTGTTAAAGACTAACGAAAAACTTTGTTGTAACTCCATTCTGATAATACATTCTTGTATAATAGGATTTGACAATGAATTATTAAACGAGGGCAGTATACTAGTAAGTATCGCAGCAGAAGGAACATAACTATTTAATGTAATAGGGCCTGTGCCGTTGGCAAATGCTCCTTCTCCGTTATTATACCCGTCTCCGACTACATTTAATACAGTAGTCCATATATAAGTTATATCTGATGGACCAGCGATGCCCGCAACTAGTCGATTATTAGTATCAAAATAATAACCTGGTTGGGCTACAAATTTCAACAATGCTCCCTTAGTTATATATTTTACATTATGCGTAGAGTATGTTCCGGTTGGGATTGGTGCGTTGGATGATCCATTAGTATTATAAAAGTAACCAGTCAAGCTATTAGCATCAACTGTTTTTCCTTGCCAGTATACTATGCCGTCGCCACTGGCGACATTTACATCATATCTAGCATAATTTGCAGTATAGTACTGTTTTGCTTGATTGGCTGCTAATATAGTCGCAAGCGTATCAGTAAGGAATGTTATAATATTGCCTGAACTAGTAATAGTAAGTAGAACATTACCATTCGTACTATCTTGGTACAATGCTCCATCATTCGCAAATGAATTTGTGCTAGAATACTTGCCGGTTGGGTCTAGTAAATCTAAATTTCTTGATACCCCAACCGAGCTACGATTGATAGCCTTACTCTTCATAATAGAACTATAAAGAGTATACGGGAAATTATTATAATCTTCTCCGTTAACCATACGATTTTGAGTATAGAAACGAGTAGGAGCGCGTTGCTTAATATTAGCTAATGATTCTCTTGCTTGCGCAGTTGTCACTGGACTCTGTAGTTCAAGAGTGATAGTTAGAGTCTCAGCTTTACCTAATCGACTAATGTAGGGGATAGTAACACTGATACCCTGCATCTCATTAGGATCAATGGCATATGTCAATGCGTTGCCCGCGCGAACATAAGACCTGAATGTACCAACCGGAATCTCAGAGAATACCCCGTCACCAAACGTGTAACTAACTTGATCATTGAATCTGGATATAACAGCAAATATTCTACGAACACTTGACTCAGTTTGTAGATATGCATCAGCATATACATTCTCAACTTCTAGCCATGGGGAAGGAATACCGTTTGATGAGCTAGTTTGGTACAGCCATGTATCAGTATTGTTAATACCTTGGATGTTAATATCGACCACTTGATTAGATATTTGCTGCGCTAAATTAAAATCAAATGTCTGTAACTGCCCTTGTTTAAAATAAAAGAAGAATCCTGTATTTGGACTGCCGTAACCTAGCTTGTCATTACGATACAACATATTAAATATGTTGGTCGGTGCCGGTGGAATCTCATACACATAATCTTCATTCAGACTAGTCACACTTACTAACTCAAAATTCATAGTAGTACCGTCAACTGTCGAACTGAATGGCACAATAGGTAAACTATTAGTTGGCGTGCTGATAGAATATTCGTCAGTCTTGATACCAAGAATCTGTGCTGAGTTGCCTGGGCGACCAACTCGCTGAGTGTTTATCAGTGATGCGTTTACAATTGTATTGTATTGTTCTAACCAATTTGGATTCGCTGGGTCATTCCATAAAATAGGGAGATTTGCCAGATTGAACCCATTCATATCTGTTATGTTCTGAGTGGTTTGTATGCTAGTTACTTTAAGGTAACCTTGACCTGCTAAATTGCGCTTTGGGGTATAACTTACTAGATTCGCAAGTTTAACAACACTATCTCTGCGCTCAGCAGTATCAATAAAGTTTTCACGAGTATTCAGGTCGTTGCGGAAAGCAAGCCCTTGCCCCATAAACGCCATGACATCAAGCAGCGCAATGAACTCAGCACTTTCTATGTAATCATTGAATGTTTCAGGATAATAGACTTTGAGGTAATCAATGAAACTTTTTCTTAGAGTTTCAAAATCATAACTGCGAAAATCTGCTTCACGAAATGTTTGATAGATAGCCTTCCAGTCGTTGATTCCGAATAGGGCTGATTGTCTAGATGAGGTTGCCATAGTATTATTCTCTTTATAAGAGTATTTATACTAAATTAAAACACCGTTTTTGAATGTCTTATTGAATTGTAGCGCGGCTAGTAGAATTATTGAAGAATACACTCAGTACTTGTGCGTTATTGAATGGCGCAATAGCTAGTTCTACTTCAAGTAGAATACCGTTTTCTTGTGGATAAGCATTGACAGAGTTAACAATCATTCTAGGATCAAGACCGGCGACTCGTCTAATTTCATTTTGTAGTTGAATCTGAACATCAGATGTATTAGGTTCAAATACGAATGACCAAAGAGTTGTTCCGTATCCCGGATTTCCTACTTTTTGTCCCTGAGGTATGTTAAGTGCGTTTAAAAAATCTTGTATAACTAACTGTTCATCAACTAGTTTAAATTTCTTGCCAAATATAATAGGCTGAACTATACTTCCTGTTCCACCGTCTACCCCTGCGTTGAGATTAGTGGAGCGTGGTTGGTTAGCATTAATTGTCGAGAATCCGATGTATGTAGGCATAATATATTTATCACTGTGATTGTCGCTGGTCACGCAGCATCTGAACTTTCTTTTCAAGCTCGGTTGCTTTGGTTGCCTCAGCAATCCATGTTGCTTTCAGTTGTTCTATCTGAGGATCACCCTGAGGAAGTTCATTTTTTGCTTTGTCATATGCTGCTTGTGCATCCCAAGAAACTTTCCGCTGATCTAGAAAGGCGTCATATGTTGTTGCTATCAATGCCTTAGTCTCTTCATATTTTTTGATAGACTCAGTTGATTGGGATGTGCCGAATGTCGCAGGGTTTCCTCCGAAATTCGGTGCTGCTATTTTTGTGCTGCCAAATACGGCCGAGAGACCAGCTGATAGTTCACCGCGATCAGTTGTGTTCACCGCGACTACTGGTAATTTGATCGGAACTGAACCACCTGAACTAAGTGAGGCAATCGCAGCGTTCATTTTTGCGGAGGCAGATGGTGACAAGCCAGTACTGGCCAATGCTGATAATGTACCCGCCCCTGCTTTTAATGTGTTTAATCCTGCTGTAAGTGATGCCGGTGCGCCTAGTTTAGATAATGCTCCAGGAACAGCAGATAATCCGTTTGTCACTGCGCTAGTAGCATTTCCAATTGCACCGGATATAGCTGCTGTTCCTGGGATAATATTAATTGCCCCCTTTGCATTATCTACTACTGATGACACAGCACCTAATCCACCGGGCAATGCGTTGACTCCACTTGAGGCTCCGGCTACGGTCGCAGATACACTTGATGTAATCTTACCAACTGCTCCAGATACTGATGTTGCTATAGCGCCTACTTGACCTGCAGGTAAGGAGCCTGCTATAGAAGATACTCCTGATAGACTAGGTACAGGAATAGCACTTAACGACCCACTGACCTCAGAGGCAACAGATTCGGTCGCATTTTTTGTTGCTATCGCAGTCAAGTTCTGCGGTACGCCTGCCTTTAAGGCCTTAAATGAAGATGTTATAGCTGAGAACGCAGATGCGGATACTCCTTTAGCTGAATCAACTAGTCCAGTAACAGCACTGACACCAATTGACATAGAATTTGCCGCACCTACTGCACCGGCGATTGAGCCTAGCCCACCTGTCGCTGTGGTTGCAAGATTTCCCGCAAAATTTCCAGCAGCTATAGCCGACGATGCTGACCCTATCAATGAATTAACTGTACTGCCCATTACTGCCCCTTTCTAGAATTTTGTATGAAATC